TTTGAGGACATCCTCATATAAAGTGTTCTCCCTTGGGAAGTTAGAGTTCCGATCTTCTGTAAGAAAAACAGGATCCATTGGGCGATGACCCATCATCAGGGATTTGAATTCAACCCAACGGTCCATGTGCTTCTTATGATAATCAATCCACTCTTGAGCAGATGCCAGGACCTCCTCATAGCACTGACGAGGATCTGTCTTGGTGTCATCGTTCAAATACTCAGCAAGAGAGTCATCAAGGCGATTGCGACGTTCCTTACGGTACTGTGCATCCCAGTCAACATTAAGTTCTGGGCGTCCTTCAATAGTCATGAGTCAAATAAAAAGACCCCTGCATCGTAGCAGAGGTCGTTGGGTCTGTCAAGAAATTGATCAGGTCTTCATAATAAAAGCAAGTGCCATGTATGGAGGCAGGTTTGCATTGGTTCCAGAAGAACCAGCAGAATCAATAGTGATGCCTGTAGTTTCTGTCGAAGTTTGTTGTGTAGCATTATTATCATTATCACCAGATCCAGAACCTGCTTGGTCCTGACCATTGGAAGCAACGTTGTATACCTCACTGTGACTATGACCAGGATCAGTAAGAGTGTGATTGTGCTCTACAACGATTGCATTAGCACTACCACCAGTTGCATTAGGAGACAACCCTGGATAAGAAGTATCACCAGAACCAGCAGTAGCACCAACAACAAATCTATCTCTTAGGTCTGGAGTGCCATTTTGACCATCACATAGTACCCATCCAGTAGGAATAGCATTTGTGGCACCAGACCACATGATAATTCCCCCAGCTGGAACTGAGTAATTTACACCAGTATTAATATCACTAATCACAGAGTTAGCAATTTTTGCTGCTGACACCGAATCATCATCAAATGAATTAGTTACTAATTTCTTTAGCGCCATCGTTACAAGGTTTTTAGTTATTTATCTTTTTATCAAAAACAAATGGTCCATTTTCAGATCCCCATTTCTGTTCTTTAGTAACAGGATCAAGACCAGCATCAATAACCTTATAAAAATTAGGTCCCATCTGGACTTTACTAATCAGCAATGTGTTCTTAAAGATACATCCAGCAACAGTTTGCCCCCAGTATATTCCTTCATGTTTAATGAATACTAGATTACACTGATCATTCTCGACAATAACTTTGTCGTCATCTTGTACAATTTTAATGATCTTATCTCTGTAAGGTTTCTTTTCGTGACTATATCTTTGAGTCACATGAAATTCATTCTCAGAAATTTTCTCATGATTGAGAATGATATGGGCAAAAGAAGTTGGACGACTAGATGCTTGTCGCCAGTTATTATATTCTCCTTCAAACCATTCGATAAATTCCATAATAGTAATTGATAAAGCGGGGTATCGGAATCGAACCGACGACATCTAACTTGGAAGGATAGCGTTCTACCGCTGAACTAACCCCGCATGTGGGGGAAGGTCAGTTCCCCCGAGCACATGCACGCCACTTGCTCTTTAACCAGAAGCAAGAAACTGAGCGGGGAGAGTACCCCATCCGCACCACTTGCTTTTAGGAAGCAAGAAACCCGAGGGGTCGAAACCCATCCCGACCAGGGCGCTTTTTACACCGTCCCGAGGTGTTGGGTCATATTGACTCCACCAGGGCACTTTTAAAGTCAGTCCGAGACCTATGCGTAAACTCCAGATTCAATCAGATCTGCTTCAACATTGTCGAGGATTACATTGTAATCATCTTCAGGATCATCATATAGTTGAACTCCCTGGTCTTCATAGAAACGAATAAGTTTCTGATAAAGTTTAGGGTAATCTTCGTCGAGGGCAATAGCACCTTCGACAGCAGCAGTCAGTTTTTTGAGATCGGACTTGAATTTTGAATGAAATTTAGAACGAGACATTGCTTTTGCAATTTTACTTTTGTTAGTGGAGGTAACCCTCCAGTCGGGGCGATAGGATTTGAACCTACGACTTCTCGCTCCCAAAGCGAGTGCTCTACCAAACTGAGCTACGCCCCGATGTGTGTACCTGATGAATTATACATCCACCAGGCGGTTTTGTCAAGAGTTAAACTCTTCGTTTCTGCGGCGGTCTAGGTGCTCTAACACCTCTGAGCGCCATTCCATCAGTTCGTGAAAGCACTCTTGATTGTGAGCACACTGACGAAGTTGGGGATCAGGTTTGAGAACACTTTCGTAGAAGAGTCCCAGAGCATCACGACGTTTTTCGTGTTTGTTTGTCATCGTACCTCAAAGTCGAGTTTGCGAACCTTTCGTTTCCTTCGGTTCTCCTGGTATTCTAGATCACTTTTACTAAGAATGCCGTGATCCTTAATACTCTTTTCAGAATTGATCAAAAGAACCATTGATAGGTCTTTAGCAGTGATTGTGTTATCATGGACTATCATCTGATTACTACAACCACAGCACTGGGTCTTGTAGTTACTAGTGATTTCGGTATTGCATACCTTGCATTTTGCGGTTAACATTTCTCATTTGCCCCATCGTATCAGTGATATTATTTATTTGGATTATGGTCTTTCATACCGTCGTGATTACCGTCTTTCGGCAACTGACCGTGTGCAATATAATTGACTACTTGAATAGATCCCTCAAGACGTTTGAGATCTCCTTCGGTCTTGACATACTCATCATATGCATGTTGGAGTTTGCTGAGTTTACCTCGGAGTTCAACAGTTCTTTTTGTAAATCTTTGAAGTAATTGTTCTGGGGATTCTATCGGTTTCATTTCTTTAGTTGTAAAACTAATGGGTGAAGAGGGGATCGAACCCCCGACCGCCTCCGTGTAAAGGAGATGCTCTACCGCTGAGCTATTCACCCTGGCAGGTCCACTAGGAATCGAACCTAGAATATCCGCTTAGAAGGCGGGAGTTATATCCGTTTAACTATGGACCCATGAGGATAGTATACACTATCCATTAGGTATTGTCAAGCCAATACCATCTTTTTGGTGTAGTTGTAAGCATATTGTTGACGATATCCTTTGATACCCCAACCCAACCAGTAGTAAGCAGCAACCATATACTGATCGACTGTCTTACCAGCACCTTCAAATTCAGGAAGATAACGTTGGAATACAGATTCGTTGATCATGTATGCTGTCTGACCCTCAAGTGAAGAAGGATCATAACCATAACGCTTAGCAAACTTACCAAGGTTTGTGTAGCGTCCTACACTGGTCCACTGAATAAGACCATAACCCCCGCTATAGCAACGGTTGTAAGGAACTCTAGCCCCTCCCTCGCATATGTTGGGAATGAAGTTGCTTTCTGATTTAATGTTTCCCATGATCGTAGCAAGTGCATTACGATCTGAGATTCTGGTTTTCTCTTGGAGTTTTTCAAGGACATATTTTTCATTGTAATTACATCCAGGACACTTCCAAGTTTTAGGAACTACCTCAATGGGGACTGCCTTCTCTACGTTGACCGCTACATCAACTGGAGGAGGATTCTTGATCTGATTGATGCTCGGATAAGCACAAGCAGCAGGAATGGAAGTCGCCAGAGCGATAGGAAGTAAACGTTTGATCATTAAATTAATTGAATTCGACATCCACCTCTTGCAGAAGCATGGGTGGCTCAAAGTAGTCCTTACGGTAGTAGCGACCGAGGACATTGCTATTATAGAAGGCAGGGGTGCCATCTGTCAAGCTCTCGGTCAGGACACCGTGTACGAAAAGTAATCTGGTCTCTTCGTAGTTTACTTTACCCAACGTTGTATGTAAACTTAAAATTTCTCTGGTAAATTTATCTTTACCAAATAATTTAATATCATCTTTTAATTCTGGGCAAGAACCATAATACTTTTTCCAGTCAGATTCTTGCCTCTGTCTTCTCTTCTCTCCCTTTTTCTTTCTAAAAGACCAGAAGTATTTTCTTCCTATGTACTTTCTACCGTTAACGGTATTTGTAATTAAGTACACAAATCCATAATATCCATTGATGCTATCTGAATCAAATACTTCACCATTGTACCACCATGGATTATCGTACATACACAAGACATCACTGTCTTATATAGTCAGTCACGAAGTGAGTACTTTAATTTAAGTGCTTGAAGCATAAACGCTTGTCCAAGAGTAGCAGGACCCAATTTAAGTAGGGTCCATTGCTTATCCGTGAGGTTTGGATCTGCTAATGCTTTCAACTTCCATGGTGGTAGTTTAGTCATAGAGAAAAATCTGCGAAGGTGTTCTTCTTAACATCTTGCTTAAGACCTCCAACCACATAGGACTCAACTTCGGTCTCCTGTGGGGCAACCTGGAGTCCTTTAGAAGAGATCCAGTGCTCAGTCCAAGGGAGAGGATTGTTCTTAGCAGGAACATCATATTCAGGTTTCATACCAATCGCCTTCATTCGACGATTAGCAATCCACTCAACATAGTTATACAGAAGTTTATCGTTCAAACCAATCATAGATCCGTCCTTGAACAAATACTGTGCCCATGTCTTTTCTTCATCGACACACTGCTTAAACATCTGCCTGATTACTGGTTCCTCTTCCCTAGCAATCTCTTGCATCTCTGGGTCATCTCCTTCACGCCATTTGTTGAGGATGTTTTGAGTAAGGACAAGATGCTGGTTTTCGTCTCTGGCGATGAGAGAGATAATTTTAGCGGATCCCTCCATAAGTTTGAGTTCACCAAACGCAAACGAGCAAGCAAACGAGACATAGAATCGAATTCCTTCCAGGATGTTGACATTGGCAATTGCCCTGTAGAGTTTACGCTTCAGAGCATAGCGTTCAGATAAACCGAGGTCAACCCCATCGTTAGCAAACTCCCACAGATGACCGTTGCCATACTCTTGTGCGGAGTGGATGAAGTCGTTGTAAGATTCAGTTACCGAAGAAGCACGGGAAAGAATCTTTTCATCATCAAGAATTGTATCAAAAACCTCAGCAGGATCTGAGTACACATTCTTAATAACATATGTGTAGGAGCGACTATGGATCATCTCCATAAACTCCCATACAGTCATAGCAGATTCAAGTTCAGGTAGTGAACAGTAAGGGATAAAAGCCATCCCAGGACCACGCCCTTGTACAGAATCCAGCATGATCTGGTACTTAAGATTGCTGGTAAAAATGTGCTTTTGCTCAGGGCGTAATGTCTGATAGTCACTTCGATCCTTCTGAAGGGAGACCTCCTCAGGTCTCCAAAAATAACCTAGTTGTTGCTGTGTCAACTTGTCAAAGACAGGATACTTAAAACTGTCATATCTCTGGACTCCCAGAGGTTTACCGAAAAACATCGGTTGCTTTTTTCTATCTACTTTGTTGGTGTTAAACACCGTCATACCATCTACCTTTTTCTTGTCAGATTTTACAAGATTCACAGTCGTCCTCCTCGATGTTTTCTAGTTCTGCGAGCATGTTTTCTAGTTCTGCTTTCTTTTCTTCCAGTAAATCGTCTCCTTTTTGGTCGTAAGTATTCTGATAATAGGAGGTCTTCCAACCGTACTTGTATGTAGTCAAAAGATCCTGTGCAATAACTCTCATTGGGACTTCATTATCTGGATAGTTTTCTGGATTGTAACTCCAGTTTCCAGAGATTGCTTGGTCGAAGAATTTTTGGATGACTGCGACAACATTAATATACCCGCTATTGTCAGGCATATCCCAAAGTAAAGTGTAATTATTTTTGAGAGAGTTGTACTGTGGAACAATCTGTTTAAGGGGTCCCTTCTTGCTTTTCTTAATGGACATGTATGCTCTAGGGGGTTCAATTCCGTTTGTGGCATTTGACACAACGGAACTGCTCTCAGAAGGCATTTGTGCGGACAGAGTGCTGTGTCGGAGACCGTGGGTGGTGATAGATCCTCTAAGAGTTTCCCAATCATAGTTGTATTCTGGCGTGACTAGTTCGTCAACATCTTTTTTGTATGTGTCAATTGGAAGAATTCCATCTGCATACTTAGTGCGATCAAAGGCAGCACAAGCACCTTTCTCTTTTGCAAGTTGATTAGAAGATTTCAACAGGTAGTATTGAAATGCTTCAGTCAGTTCATGCACAGATTTCAACGCTTCAGGATCATTGTATTTGTAACCGAGTTTTGCCAAATAGTGAGCAAGACCAATAAAACCTACTCCAAGCGATCTACGTGCCCTTGTAGCACGTTCTGCTGCCTTCACAGGGTATCCCTGATAGTCAATCAACTCTTCCAAACCACGAACAGAAAGATCACAAAGTTCTTCCATCTCATCAAGGTTCTTCAATTTGCCCACATTAATAGCAGACAGGATGCAAAGAGCAATCTCACCTGCATCGTCATCGATGTGACGAATGGGGTCTGTGGGGAGAGTGATCTCCTGACACAGGTTACTCATATTAACCTTGTCCTTGAACGAACTGTGACTATTGCAGTGATCAATGTTCATAATATAAACACGACCTGTCTCAGCACGTTCTTTCAGTAGGTCAAGAATCAGTTCTTGAGCATTGACGGTCTTTCTAGGGATGCGATCGTCTGATTCGTAATTAATGTACATCCAATCAAAGCGATCAGTCCCGAAAGCGTCGTAAAGACCAGGGACATCATGAGGACTGAAAAGTGAAATCTCTCCGTTTGAGATGAAACGCTCATAGAATAGTTTTGAAATCTGGATACTGTAGTCGAGTTTTCTAACACGATTATCCTCCGTACCTTTGTTGTTCTTCAGAACGATGATGTCCTCTATTTCTTGGTGCCAGATTGGGAAGTGTACTGTCGCTGATCCACCTCGGATGCCATTCTGTGTACAGCATCGGACAGTTGACTCAAACTTTTTGAGGAATGGTACAACACCCGTGTGCTGAACTTCTCCACCTCTGATTTTACTGTTGACGCCACGGATTCTGCCTGCGTTGATACCGATTCCCGCCCTTTGTGCAACGTAGTAGCCAATTGCCATATCACTGCTAAAGATAGAATCGAGGGTGTCATCAACATCAACAAGAACACAGCTAGCAAATTGTCGAAGTGGAGTTCGCACTCCCGCCATGATAGGTGTGGGAATGTTGATTTTGTGCTTTGAGATTGCATTATAGTATCTCCTAATGTAGGACATTCGTACATCCTTACTATAGTTAGCAAAGATAGTAACGGCGATCATCATGTACATAAACTGTGGAGTTTCATACACTTCACCACTACTACGATCCTGAACCAAATACTTATCAACTACCTGGCGAAGACCCGCATAGGTGAATAGCATGTCTCGGTCATGATCAATCCATTCACCAATAGTATTAAGTTCTTCTTCTGTATAGTTATTAAGAACTTGATCATCATATACTCCCCACTCAACACACCTTACGATCTGAGCATAGAATGTGGGATGGTCCCATGAAAGACCAAAAATTTGTTTGCGAAGTCCAAACAAGAGAAGGCGAGCAGCAACAAACTGATAGTTTGGATGCTCTTCATCAATCAAATCGCTAGCACTACGAATCAAAATCTCCTGGATTTCAGCAGTAGTAATTCCATCATAGAATTGAATACCAGATTGAATTTCAACCTGGGATGCAGACACGCCTGCCAATCCTTGGCAAGCAGCATCTACCATCAAATGCATTTTGTCGAGGTCGATACTCTCAACACGACCGTCTCTTTTCTTTACCTTTAATCCGTTGCTCATACTTTTTTCCAGGAAGTTAGTTTAAGGGTTGCTTGTAGTCCTTGGTAGGTGTTCGATTCTACCATACTTTGAACGTCATGTCCAGCGAGTGCCATGTCATTCAAATCTTTTTCTTTAATATTGCTAGGGAAAATCACTACTCGATTTCCTCCTTCAATTGCTGCTGCAATTTTATCAACAATCTGTTTTGATCTAGGTTCGTTGTCGAAGACCCAGACCCGATCTCTATAAGGAATAGTGCTGTCGTTAACATCGCTACCACACATAGCAATAGCGTTGGTAAGGAAATGGGAGTCGAATGGTCCCTCTGTGATGTAAATTGTTTCATCTTCATTTACTTTGTCCATTCCATATAGTTTGGTTTTGCTCTCGTCGAGCATCACTGTAATGTATCTAATCTGAGATTGTGGATAAATGGATCTCCCTTGATAACCAAAGGTTCCATCTTTATCTTTTAAGGGGATGATAATTCTAGATTCATCATATCTCGTATCCTTAAAAACCTGTTTATGTTTGTTTGTCCATTCCTTAAATTTTGGACAGAAGTAAAATAATTCAGGTGGTAATTTACGTGCTTCAAGGAAACGTCTAGCGACATGTGATTTATTTAGATCTGACACTTTTTGCAGATCAGAAAATATGTTCTTTTGAAAACGTGGTTTCTCAAAATGAAATTCTGGCAGAGGAATCTTAGTCCCCTTGCCAGTAGCGCCCTCTCTATACGACTCTAAAACATACTCACTGTAGAGGCGTTGATCTTGATCTTTTAAAAAGTTTGCAAGAGTCCTTCCCACACCACAGTTGTGACACTTGTAGATGTAGGACCCCTTCTTCTGAAAGAAATACCCCCTTGCACGATTCTTGTTCTTCTGAGAATCGCCGCAATAGGGGCACCTAAAGTTGTAGGTATTACTTGATTTCTTAAACTTTTCTAATCGACCAGATACAAGAGAGATGTACTTGGTGTCAAGATAAAGCATTTCGGTCAGGCATTTCAATCATGCTAACAGCAGATGACTGAGGTGTCAAGACCCTTATGATAGGTGGGACCACTTGTAATATCGTCACAAGTGTAGCGATGACAGCAGTAGCACCGATAACAAACCTTGTATTTCTATCGGTCTTCTTTTCAAGTGCCTCTATCTTATCAGAAATGGTCTTGAACATACGGTCATCATACTTCTGATGATCTTTAATCATTTGAACAATAGCATCATTCACACGTTCACCTTCATCTAAACGGTTTTCATGGCGCTCAAGAACAATAGCAATCTTGTTGCTATTGTCCGAGATAGTAGAAACTGCTCGCTCAAGTTTGTCGAGCATTTCTTTACTTAGGTCTTCATAAATGTCAAGCTTACTTTCAAGGACCGCTAGTTTACCAAGACCGAATGCCATCAGAGCATCTCTACGAACGTAGTTGCCCTCTCAAAGTTCTCAGAAATCATGTCAGTAAACTTATCTTGGTTCTCTTCTGACATTTCCAACCAAGTATACAGGAACTTTTCCTGCTGCTCTTGTGTCAGTGATGCAAACTGTTCGTTGAGTTCAGTAAATGCACCCTGCCAATCAAAAGATTCATTTTTCTTCCTATCAGCAGATGCTTTATTAATATCCTTAGCAATATTCTTTTGACGTTCACCCGCTTTCTTTTGATAATCCTTTGCTTTTGCCTTTGACAATGCTTGAATTTCTTGCTTGCGGTTTGTTGCACGCTTTTCACGTTCTTGCTTCTTCTGAAGTTTGCGTTTGGTTTGAATCATACGCATAGCAGCAGATACTTCTGTATTCTGGTTGTCTGCTTCAGAAATAATGTTTTGGTCTTCCATGGTTTCTTCTTTTAAGCGAGCGTTTCTAATCCTTTGAAATATATCTGTTTTAAATTTACGCTTCCTCTTCCTAACAGGGGGTTCGTCAGGGGGAAGACCAGCAATTGCACCACTAGATGCACTCATTGTAGGCACTTCTTCAGTGTATACCCTACCATTCATTTTTAATGTGAACACCTTCATAGTTCTTGCAGTTGCTCCATACAGTATTTATCAAGTTCTATATGTTCTAAACTAGAGCAGATTGGATATCTATTCAGATAAACCATAAAACTCTTTAATATGGACCAATAATCATTTGATATTTTATAGAACAACAAAGGTGTTGCTGCCTCACCAAATACATTGTAAATGATAATCATATGATTTAATATCAGATGGAGTTTGAGGTTGCCCGTCTTAATGTAAGTTTTGAGCAACCTCTTCAAATATTTGAATCGTTTGAGGTCATCATAAAAATCCTCTTTAGTTACCGCTTGAGGATTATCATAATGTTTAATTGCAAAAAAGAGGTAATTATCCTCATTCAATTCAGTAAACTTCATAAATTATCATGCAATAGTGAGAGTCAGATCGTCACCAGATCCACCTGCTCCAAGAATGGTAGTATAAGCAAGTTCAGAAGCAACTGAAGTACCCTTATCAAAGATAGTACCACCATTCAGTGCAATGTCAGTACCCGAGATAGAAAGATCTTCAGCAGTTGAAGGAACGGTAAAGTCAAACTCAAGACGGTTTGATCCAGTACCACGTGCATAAGATGCAGCAACAGTACCAGTTACAGTTCCAAGAACATTAATGGTTGGTGTACCACCAGTGGTGTCAACATCAACTTGCTCGTTGTAGATAACAACAACGGTTCCAGTATCGCCCTGTGCAAGTGCTTCTTGCTCAAAGAATACAGCAGTGATGTCTGCCTCTCCAAGTGCTTCAGTTGTTGAAGTGCCACCAGCAAGACCACCAATTGCTACCAGGACTTCATCCCAATAACGTGCAGTGTTCTTATCAGCACCCTTATAGTGACGCAGAACCCATCCCTGCTCTGTCGCAAAGCAATCTTCAGCAAGACCTACTTTGTTTACATTGTCTAACCACTTTGGTTTTGATTCGTCAGTTTCTGTTTTTCCCCAGAGAGGCATCGTTAAACTCCTGTAATATACAAATTAATTTTGCTATAAAATATTTATAAAAAAAGGAGGGTTACCCCTCCTTAGGTTATCACGCATCTTGGCGTGTTTTAATTGCTGCCTCAACCTTTGCAAACAGTTCATCGTCTGCAGTGGTCTTGGTCAGTTTAACTGCTTTACGTACAATCAGAAGACACAGGTCGATGAGTTTCTCACCGAGTTCTGCATCATCAGGGATCTTAGCAACAGCGGCATCTACAATTTTGTATGCCAGAGAAAGTAAAAATGAAGTCATGATGTTCACCAAATAGGGTCAATTTATATATCACTTCTTGGCGTTTTTAGTTGCCGTAGCGTACATTACTTCCTTTGCCTTGTCTCCATAACGTGCCTTTAGATCTCCCATATTCTTCTTCATACCCTTGACAATATCTTCTTTCTTCTTCTTGTCAACTTCTTCGTTGACTCCATCTTGATACTTAACACGCTTTACCTTAGATGCTTTCTTTGCGAGACACTTCTCACAACCGCAATCTTCCTTCTCAGAACAAGTGCCGCACTCTTCTTTCATGTTATTAGCACCCTTCAGTTTCTTGTTCTTATCGAACACTGACATAGGATCAGTTGCATCATCAATTTCAGGATTAACTTCTACACCCTTAACATCTTTCTCAAGGAGTTCAGTTCTCCAATCAGAGAATGACTCTTTCTTAGTTCCTTTCTTTGCTTTGATTGCAGCAGAAACAGTAGCACGTTTCTTCATCAGATAGGAATCAGATGCATCTTTATCACCATCGTTGTCTACATCGCCATCTTCTTTACCAACGGGATCGAGTTTCTTCTTCTCTTCGATCATTTCACCCTCTGCTTCAAAACCTGCTTTGACACAATTGTCAACAGTTTTACCACCCTTCTGCTTGGTGCCAGCAAGTTTGTATCCTTTCCAACATGCCTTACCGTCAAGACCTTTCTTCTTACCTTCGCTGATGATTTCAATATATTGAACAGCAAGATCTTTCATACGCTCAGTTCCAAACTGAGTGTCGATTGCTTCAATCAAGTCATCATCTGTAGTATTCTCTACAATAATTCTATCTACTTTGGATGCAATCTCTCTTTGCTCAGAGACATTCAACCCAAGCATCCACGCTGATAATTCTACAGTGGTATTCATCTTCTCTTCTTTAATCGGTTTAGTTTTATTTATACGCTGGTGTACCTCGGCAGGTTTTTTCCACATGTCATAATCTGACCCTGGTGCCATTCTCTCAGTAAACTTTCTAAACTTATCAGTTCCAACCAAACGATGGGTTTGATCAGCACCTGAAGTATTCCATTGTTTGTACTCTTTAATGTCACTCACCCATGCTCTAAACATGTCACCCTCTTCAGTAACAGCAATCACATAGTTAGGACCACGACGATGGATTTTACCTACTGTACCGTCTGCATTCTGCACATACGAACCAACCTCGTACAGATTTCCATGCCTGTACGAGGTCTGTGTTGCTTTCGTATTGAAATTAGTAAACTTCATCAATTAACGTTTTATTTTTATTTATAATTCTGGTAAAAACTCTACAGAACCTTGGATTTCAGATCTAGGCATTGCTTGAACTCTCAATCCTGGAAATCTGTAAGAGTTTCTTACTTTTCTATAAAAGGATGATTTAACAGAAAAGTAAGGATATACACTATTAGGAACTTCTGACATAGAAGTTATAATGCTTGAACATCTAATTCTAATAATTTCATTTTTTAAATCTAAAGTACATGCTCCTGGAAATTCAGCACTAACTACAGCACCTTGACCTAGTATATCACTTCCAAAAATAACGGTAGAAGCATCAGATCTACTGCATCTGTATGCCAACTTAACTGTTACATCAGTTCCCCTTCTAACAATTTTATACTTTGCTCTGCCACCATCAATGTATGCAATTACATCAAAAGGTCTACTACTAGGTGCAGTGCCGTTAAGGTTGTCCATTAAATAACCAAGAATCTTTTCAGACACTCGATCGCCAGCAAGGGAATCAGCAGATTCCCAAGCACCAAAACTTCTCTTCTTTAAAGAAATATTATAAGTTCCATCAGAATGAATAATTCTAATATCAGTTTTAGGTTTTGCTCCTGACCCAGTGCCAGTTTCACCACCAACAAACATAATATCTTGAACGCCACTTAATCTTACTTCTTTATTTGTAGAAACTAATACGATATCTTTAAATCTATCTTTGTTTCTAGAGAAGTAACTGTAAGCGGCATTCTCATTACTATCACTTACAGTTCCTTGCTTTAATACTCGCATGGGTTTTTGCAAGTATTTATTAAAGTATTACCGATCGCCTGCCTTACGGTTCTCAGAGAAGTAAATATCAAACGCTCCCTCAGGATAACGCTTCTCAAGTTTCTTAACATTGGTAGCAATCACATCATCAAACGATACGCCCAGTGCCATGGTTGCTTGTGCTACGTACCACATAATGTCACCCAACTCAATAATAAGATGCTCTCGATTATCTGCGTTCCAAGGCTTACCTTGGAAGACCATCTTCTTAATGATCTCAAGGAACTCACCACCTTCAGCATTAATCCCAACACCAGCAGTAAGGAGACGCTCAATATTGGCACCCTCACGATCCAACTCGCCAATACGATCAGCGAAGTCAACAAAGTTCGTTGAAGCATTGGAAGTAACCTGTGCCACGAACTCTTCATAATTACTAA